GATATGGATCTTCTGTAATTCAGGTGTTTGGAACTGATCGTGGATGTAGTTATGCCACGCCTGGTACAGGTCTACCCTGCGTATGTCTCCTTCTCGAGGCTGTGGGCAAAGCTCACCACTCACCCTTTCCTCAAGCCATCCGCGCTTTCTGTCTACTCTTTCAACCGTAACAGTGGGCTCTTTTGTGTTGTCTCGCTGCAGATAACAAACAAAGTCACACCAATCGAGATCGAGGCACTCCATCTGCATGTATACTTGCCATAGGTAGTGCTGCTTGTCTTTGTCGTAAATGGAATAGGTTTTCCTAAACGGACACTTAATCTCAAGGATCCCATCCATGCCCACCAATCCATCTGGAGATGCTCCGAGGAAAGAGTAAGAAGGGTGTCTTACCATTCCGGTCTCGATCACATCTTCTTCGTTCTCGGCCTCATACCAAGCTCTGGCGTACGGTTCTGTCTTCTGCCCATGCAGTACTGGTGGGCTCATTCTGAACTCTGAGGGTACTGCAGAAAGAGCTCTGACTTTCTGTCTCACCACTTCCATCGGCTTACTCCATGGATTAATACCTTCCAAGGCTGAGCATTCTGTTGCGGTGATCACTGTAGCTCGTTCTCTGAGCCACTCTTCACTGCCTTGTGCGTACATTGGCATTACTTGGATTCCCTCTTTTTGTTCCAGTGTGATCTGTATAGTTCTTCTCTAGCGCTTCTATCCTCTGCAGACTCCTCAATGCCCTGATTGCGAAGGTGATTAGCAAACTTGTTGAACCACTGATCTAACTCTTTATCGCTGGACACGCGACAACCCTGTCTGGCCTTCTTCCATTCCTTCTCTAGTTTTTCTTTATCGTCAGGTTTTTCTGGCTGTTGCGGCGGTTTTGCTTCGTTGATGTTGTGGATCTCAGCGGTGCGCTGTTCCGGCATGTACAAATCCGCATGTAGGCCAAACTCGGCCATCGCTTTAACTCTGCATCGTTGTTTGGCGGTGTTTATGTCATCCGAGGTCGGATTTAGTTTTGGTTTCCTAGTCAAATAGTCGTAGACGGGTAGTGAAGTGAACTGTGTTTTGCCCATCACTGTCATCATGCAACGTACTTCAGCAGTGTCGCCGTAGTAGAACGCATGACCCTGATCTATAGGGTTTACTTCGAACTCCCATGTGTAATCTGGGAACACCGACATCATCGCGGCGTGTGCATGCATCCAATTTACATAGGGCAGATCTTTTTCATCACCGTTTTCGGTTTCAACTTTGTCGTTGTAGATTTTTTTTGGCGGGATAGCAGAAAGCCTTTCCCAAATGATTTGAGTTACATCCATGTTTTTTCCTCATCTGTGAGAGGAAAATAGCATGTGTAGATTAAAAAAACACCCCTAGATCAAAATTAATCTAAGGGCGTAGTTTTTATTTTACTGTGTATCCTTGTGGCGAAAATTGATTACAAAAATCTGTAGTTTTCGACGCAGCAGTTGGTATAGATAGATCACCGAAAACTCCCAAGGTTGTCAGATCCCAAACAACCCAACCCTTTCGAGTATCCCAAAATTCTTTCTCTACGGTCTCGTAATGGTGATCCCATTTCTTAGCTATCTCGTTGATCTCTGCGAATTTATCTAGCCAATCACTATCAGGATGAATCTTCTTTACGCACCAACCCTGAATGAAATGTCTCTTTGCATAAGCATTCAATGGATACATCAATGAGTGAAATTTTCCATTCAAAGGGTGTCGTTCAGGAAGTCCAACTTTACTCAGATCTATTTTTGTTTCGGCGCTATGATAATTACCATGCGAAACCAAGTTAAACTGCTTTTTCAATCTTTGGACTAAATCAGGATGTTTGAAAATGTTCTGATTGAGGGTGTCTATTCCTGCAGTTCCTTTCCATTCAAACTGTTTTGCTCCAGGTTGTTTGATCATAGCAGACGTAAGATTTTGACTAGCCATCTTTACGTTCCAGTTTGAATCGAGAAGAATCCGGAAGGTGCCAATGGGTTCGTTGGAAACAAGGATTGGATGGTCCAAAGTTTCATCTGACAGTTCCACCTCTCTTTGTTTCAAAGATTTTTTATCTAACCATCTATCAAGTTCTGCTTGCCACAATTTGATTTTATGTTTTTCCATTTTCAACTCCGAACATATCAATCACCTGTGCGATATCGTTCAAAGTATCATTAGGTGATGTAGCATTTGCCAAACGCTGCATTAGCCAAGCATATTGCTCGTCACTGATGTCAGCGTGGTCTCTCTCGTATTCAC